ATTCTGTAGTGAATGATGTAGTCTATTTTGAGTTTAACAAGAAAATTAGACCCCATCAGAATATATCAGGTCATTTCCTATCGTGCAAGGATCCAATCTTCTCTTCTAGTAGTTGGAAGATTGCCTTAGCACGCTCAAGACCTAATAGTGTCGTTATTATGGACAGTAAATGTAGGCTTGATGAAAAACAGACTTATACGAATAAAGATGGTACCAGAGAATTTGGTAGTGTCCGTACTCTTGTATACGATGTTGACACGAAGACTGGTGATTGTGGTAGTTTAATTTATTATCTACCACATAATCTGACTAAGATTGTAATTCTTGGATTCCACATGGCTGGAAATGGTAAGAATATATCGCTTGGTTATAATGTTACCTCTGAGGAAATCAACGCTTCTCTGAAACATTTTGATGCACAAATTTACGAAGATGTGTCCATCATTCCAGAGGGGTGCCTTTCATTTAATGAGAGGACATTCCCTGTTTCATATGCTAAGGTGCCTTCAAGTAATATTAACACGAAGATAATTCGATCTCCCCTCTATGAGTCTTGGTCAGAATGTAAGACTGCACCTGCTATCTTAAGGCGTACAATGCTTGATGGGACTCTCGTTTCGCCATTGGCTCTTGTTAGAAGGAAATATAGTCATTCGGACCCGCCTATTAACGGAGAACTCTTGAGTTCCGTTACCAATCAATACATTGCGAGTATTCATTACAATGCGCATGCCGAGCAACCCTGGTCACCTAGGTTACTAACTTATACAGAAGCTGTAGAGGGAGTCCCTGGAGTGAATTTTTGTGAGGCATTACCCCGGAAAACGGGTGCAGGTTATCCATACTCGTTACATACTAAATTGCCTGGGAAGAAAGACTTCTTTGGTTCATATGGTGATTTTACATTTACATCAGACGCTGCTGTCAAGCTAGAGAAAGATGTTATGGATCTCATCGAACGAGCTAAGAAAGGTGAACGCTCCTTGGTGATATATAATGATTTCCTTAAAGATGAACGCAGACCTTTTGCTAAAATAGAGAAGGTTAGTACGCGTATGGTCTCTGGTGCTCCTTTGCACTATACAATCGCTTGTCGTATGTATTTTCTTGATGTCGTTAGATTTACGTGCACCAATAGGATATACAATGGAATATGCATTGGCATGAATCCCTACTCTACTGATTGGGATGCTTGTTACCGACATATGACGAGATTTGGTGACAATTGTTTCGCTGGTGACTATTCTGCTTATGATGCTTCTTTGCCAATGTGCATTATGGCTAAGTGTCTTGACGTCGTGGAGTCTTACTATGTAGGCTCTACTAGTGAAGACAGGATGGTACGTCGTGTCCTATTCTGGGATGTTATGAATAGTAGACATATTGCTCCAAGAGACGTATCAGGCGCACCTAAAGACAAGACTGGTTTAATTTATGAGTGGAACGGCTCTGTACCTAGTGGAACGTTTCTTACTACTTGGG